GATGCCCTACTTATGGCAGGATTGCAGTTTGTTGACAGTCCTGGTTACAACGCTCTATTACTCCGCCGGACATTCCGTGAATTGTCTATGCCAAGTGCGCTCATGGACAGAGCGCAACAATGGCTCGCCCCACATCGAGACACTCGTTGGCGTCCCAACAAAGCCACTTGGGAGTTCCCAAAAGGTAGTACTCTTACCTTCGGTTACCTTCAACACGAACATGATGTGTACCAGTATGACTCAGCTGAGTTTCAGTTCATTGGTTTCGATGAGCTAACTCAGTTCACCGAAAGTCAATACAGGTTCATGTTTAGTCGTCTGCGTCGGCTTAAAGGTCTGCCTGTTCCCGTACGGATGCGTGCAGCGTCGAACCCTGGCGGTATCGGCCACATTTGGGTTAAAGAAAGGCTTGTTAAGAACCTACCTAAGTCCCGTGCGTTCATTCGGGCGTGGTTGGAAGACAACCCTCATATTGATCAGGAAGAGTATAAGTTAGCACTGGCTCAATTAGACAGTGTACTTCACGCACAACGGCGCTACGGTGATTGGGACATTGATTATGAAGGTTCAATGTTCAAGCGTCCTTGGTTTGCTAAGTTTTGTAGTGAGATATCCGTTGATGTTTTACGTTGCCGTTTTTGGGATTTTGCTTCGACCGCAGGCGGCGGTGACTATTCGGTAGGTGCTTTAGTATCTATGGATGACGATCATCGTGTGTTCGTTGAAGACGTTATCCGAGGGCAATGGGGGCCAGCTTCTGTAGAGAAAGTAGTAAAACAAACGGCAAAGACCGACGGCGAGGATGTTCCGATCCGGATCGAGCAAGAGCCAGGTTCCGCAGGAAAGATGATTATTGAAGGCTTCATACGAATGCTGCCAGCGCATGATGTAGGAGGTGTACCTAGTAGTGGGCAGAAAACTACTCGGTGGAAGCCGCTGGCTGCTCAAGCCGAGGTAGGTAATGTGATTCTTAAATCGGCCCCTTGGAATTCAGACTGGATTGACGAGATAAGTGGAGTACCACAGACTAAGTACGACGATCAGGCCGATGCCACTTCCGGCGCTTACAATTTTTTAGCTAAGGCAATGGAAGAACAAGATGAGTTCGGTGTTGACTTTTTATAACAGATATGTTTTCATCAAAAGATTTGAGTACAAAAGTAGGGGGGCACAAAGGAGCAATACTTCCAATTGCTATCAACGTAGCTACTAAGGAGTTGCGATTGAGTAGAAGTCCAGTCGATTATCAGGATGTAGTAGCAGAAGCTATGCTTGGAGTAGCCAAAGCCACAAAAGACTACAACCGGTTCTACAAGACAAAGTTTAGCAGTTACGTACATTTACGTGTAACCGGTGCTGTGCGCGACATCATTCGGAGGGAGGCAGCAAATGCCAATAAGCATGTATACGGTGTAGACGCCGATGAGTTTTTGGATCAAGGCAGTTCACTAGACGATCGCATTAGTCAGGCAGAAATCTTTCGAATTGTTCTTGACATATTGGTTCGCGAGGTACCAGCGGAGTTAGCAAACTTGCTTGTGTTGTACTACCTCGAAGACATGACTGATGAGCAAATCAGTTGCTATTCGTCGCATTCCGCCGGGACAGTGAACCGACTGAGACACAAGGCTTTGGATTTGGTTCGGCAAGCATTGCAGAAGAGAGGGATCACAAGTAATGGGAGTTTTTCAAGCCGTAGGATGGGCACTCGCTAGGTTTCTCATAAAGGCCGATCTTGGTCGGAGTCAAGCGCTTGCACTCATTGCCAATGTTAACAGTACCTATGGGATGCTGTCAAGCGGGAGCGGACTAACATTCCAGCAGGCTGTACAGCAAGGGTTCAAAAGCTCTGTCTGGGTCTACCGTTGTATCTTCGAACTTGGTCAAGCTGTGGGGTCTGTTCCATGGAAGGCTTTCCGTACCAACGAAGACGGTACGGAAACTGCAATGCCCGGCCATGAGCTTGAGAAGTTGATGGAGCGGCCGAATCCTTACACAAACAGAAATGAGTTCATACAGGCGTGGGCTTCGTTTCTGTCTTTGAGTGGTAACGCGTACTGGGAAATTGTGAAGGTAGACGGCAAGCCGAAGCATCTGTATGCGTTGCGTCCTGATTGGATGAAACCAATTCCAGACCCGATACTTTGGCTTAAAGGTTACGAAATGGATAGTGGCCAGGCCAAGAAGGTTCTATTCCAGCCTGACGAAATTCTGCACTTTCGTTACGTTGACCCAACTAACGACTATATTGGTTGCAGTCCGATAGCTGCCGGTACATTACCTATTCAAACAGACGCAGCAGCAGCGAGGTGGAACAAATCGTTTTTGGACAACGCTGCTGTTCCAGGAGGTATCCTAAACATTCCCTCTACGGCTGTTAAGAAAGGTGACCGGGCTCGGCTTCGGGAAGAGTTGAAAGAAGAGTTTGGTGGGGAGAATTTACATCGACCAATGGTGTTGTGGGGCGGTATGAAGTGGGAGAAGATGCAGCTAACTCCTCACGAGATGGAATTCTTGAAGCAGAGGCAAGTCAACAAGTTTGAGATTTGCGCGTTATTCGGTGTCCCGCCACAATTGGTAGGCGCCAACGAGGACCCAACGTATGCGAACTATGAGATTGCCCGCATGAGCTTTTGGGAAGATACTGTCATTCCAATGCTCGACTGGTTGCAGTCCAAAGTGAACACGAACCTCGCACCGTACTACGAGGACAATGTTGTACTGAGGTACGACATTTCAGACATCCCTGCTTTCCGGAAAAGCTTTCAGGAAAAAGTTAGTACCAGTCGGTATCTATTCAATATGGGAGTCCCATTAAATGACATTAACCACCGTCTAGGCTTAGGCCTCAAAGACTACCCGTGGGGAAACATCTGGTGGGCACCAATGAACCTTATGCCGATTGACAGCGGCGACATTTCAGAAGAACCACCAGAAGTGGCCGAAGGTGAAGACGAGGAAGAAGATCTTATTCCACATGAATCGTGAGGTAGAAAGACATGAGTGAAAAAGACATGAGTGATAAGGAACTGCGTGACAGACTTACGCTGGCGTTCGCTAAAGCGATCTCTGAAATGGAAGGATTCTGTCTAACAGAGGCCGATGCGCAGAAACGTAAGGTGCGCTGGCCTACTATTGCACAGAGGCTTTATAACCCAGGTAACTTGCGGCGATGGGGTTCGTTTCCTATTCAAGATGGTTACGCTAAGTTTCCTGAGTGCAAGGTAGACGATTGCAGATGTCCCGATCATCCAGCAGAGGAAGGTTTTCGTGCGTTGCGTAAGCAGGTAACACGAAATGTGTTTGATCGTAGGCTAAGCTTTCGTGAGTTCTTTGCAGGGCAACGAGACGCGGATGGCGTAGTCCTTCCGAACGGGTACCCAGGGTACGCACCTTCGGCAGACAGTAACTATCCTGTCAAGTACGCCGAGTACGTATTGAAGCGAGTCAAGGAACAGTTTACAGATCGGAAACTGAACACTCTGACTATCGAGTCGCCTGTTACTTTAGTTGTCGCATGAACACCTATGTCTAGGCTGGAGTTCAAGCACTGCTACCATTTGTTCTACAAGAATGTCATCAGACATGCGAAAGGTTGTTGGGGTTGGCGTAGGAGTTGCTCCCGCAACGGCTATGCTTGTGTCTTAGGAGTGAAGGCTTCTAGGGTTTCTTACGAAATACAGTTCGGACCTATTCCTAAAGGTTTGTGTGTATTGCATACATGTGACAATCCAATCTGTACTAAGCCAAAACACCTTTGGTTAGGGACGGTAGCAGATAACAATATAGATCGTGCCAAGAAGAGTCGCGGAAAAGTACGAGGATCAACAGAGTTGAGTCGCGAGCAAGTCCTGCAAATGCGTCGTATTGCAAGCAACCTCAAAAGAAACGAAAGGAAACTGCCTTGGGGATTCTATACTAGAATGGGTGAACGGTATGGAGTAGATGAAGCGACCATTTGGCAAGCAGTCAATTTCGTAACTTACAGGTATTCGGCTAAGGATAGTTGTCAGTGCAGTAGGTAACCGTGCAGTCTATTACAAATCCAGCAGTCGCTGTTTGGTACCGTCGCATATTAGGCCAACGCTATCGTGGCACTACTACTAGTTTTACTGAACGCCGGGCGATGATACAGTGGAAAGCTTGGGATGTGCGGCTGCGTCGTTTCGAACCTAAGTATCAGAAAAAGTTAACTGCTGTCTTCTGGCGTGCGCGTAGTGTTCTGGCAGGACGTATCGATTTCAATACGACATCGTTGCAAATGCGTATTTGGGTAAACGACCTCGTCGGTCGCCCTGTTGGCGAAATTCTAGAAGACCTTTACTACGAAGTCGAGTTTAAGTTTGGTCGAGAACATCTTCGTTCATTGTTGCAAGGAGGCAAAGCGAAGGCTGCCGATGACCCTTGGGAGATTTGGGACCCTAACGAAGACCCGGAGATGCGTGCGTGGAACCAGACAGTTACAGCTACTAAGATAAAAGGTATATCAAACGCTACCACAGCAGCCATTGCTCGACTTGTTGACCGTGCACACAGGGAGGGTCGGGACACCGCTTGGATTGCCAGGAGTTTGAAAAAGGATTATAGTTTCTCCAAGCAGCGCGCAATGTTGATTGCAAAAACCGAAATCAATTCGGCAGCAAACGCTAGTGTTCATTACAGTACGTCTAGGTTTATGGATACGAAAACATTGTGGAAAAGGTGGTTGGCAACTTTCGACGCTCGTGTTCGTAACAGCCATCAGGCAGCAAACGGTCAGAAGGTAGATTTTGATGAACCGTTCAAAGTAGGCAGAGCGCGGTTGATGTTTCCTTGTGACACGAAAGGAAATCCACCGGCGGCGGAAGTTGTTGGTTGTAGGTGCACAATGACTTACGAAAGGAAACGTGTAGCTCGACGCAGGCAATGGAGTTGAGTATTAGTTAAGGCTACGTCGATAATCATGAGGAGAAGGACCTATGTCTGTGGAGTCAGGTTTATGAAACGAACTCTTGCACTGTTAACATTGCTGATCGTAGTCTGCTTTCAGGCAGCGTTGGGTCAGTACTCGCCGGACACTTTCTATGTTTTCAAGAAGACCACACTGTCCGGTACCGCCGAGTCTATCACTATACAGCAACCTACGTCGAGCGCTAAGAGTATCAAGGTCCTGTCATGGTGGGTGCACTGCTCAGTTGCTTGTGTGGCGAATACGAAGCGCGACGGTGCGCCTCCGTCCGGTACTGCACTAACCGTTCTACAACAGGATATAGACTCGCCTCCGTCTACCGTCTCTGCATATTACAGTTCCAACGCAGGGAACGGAACAGCGTTAGGCGACTACGCAATTACAGCGGGCGGCAGCGGACTGACTGTTCCGTACGAGAATCTGTGGGTGCGTGGGGTAGATGTAAGTGTGGCGTTTCTTCGCTCTGATGCTACTTTAACTAACATAGTGGTCGCAACGAACGTAGGTACAGCTACCACTGCCGCTGCTCACGGGCTATCGGCGTCTGATCCATTTACGGTGCAAGACGCAACGGTCGATACGGATTTGAATGGCACTTACACAATCGCTACGACGCCGAGTCCAACTACTCTGACATTTGCAACTACCGACGTGGCTGATGCTACATACACTGAAGCGACCTTGAAGATGAAGAGTGACAACGGCAAGAACTTCACAGTCGAAACCGATGTCATAACAGGTACGGTTCGGACGGTGATTATTTTCCAGGAGTTCTGACAATGAGAAAAGCAGTACTCATTTCAGTCTTACTTGTTTGTGTTTGTGTAATATCAACGTTTTCACAGGCCCCTACTACTGGTGGATGTTGTGGCGGCGGTGATGGTACTCTGCCAGCCCAAGGCTCCCAGGCCGACAAATATCTGGCAACTAACGGTACTGCGGCAGCATGGCGTGCGTTAGTTGCAGGCGGGTCCGGCGCATTGTCGGTTACCCATATATCATCAGAGGCGTCATTCGACATTGTTCCTGCTGTGGTTCCAACCAAGAGTGCAGCTAACAATTGGACAGGTCTAAATACTTGGGCATTACAGCACGATCTGACCGAGATAAGCGTGCCGGCAAATCCTGCGGCTGACACCGCCCGTCTCTACGCGAAAGATGACAGCGGTACAACTAAGCTATGCTTCAAGGATTCAGCAGGTGTAGAGACTTGCATTGGCAGTGGTGGTAGTGGCGGCGGCGAAACAGCTATCCGGATGTTGCCCGACGATGCCAAGTTCGGTGGCACGGTTACTGCGGCTCTGCTTGAGTGTCCTGAATGGTGTCAGGTGCTGTTCTCGACAGGGGACGAAGCTATCTGGGCGTGGCGAGTGCCGGATCACTACACGGGGACCCTCACGGCTGAAGTCCAGTACAAAATGGTCTCCGCTACGACCAACAACACTGAGTGGGGCAGTGAACTCAAGTGCGTCACTCCTGGCGATGCGACGGATCTTGACGCTAAGTCTTTTGCCACGCAGAATACATCTGCCGACGACACAGTTCCAGGCACTGCTGGATACATGGCCGAGCACACTTGGACAATCACCAACGACGACTCGATAGCAGCGGGAGACTTCTGTTCTTTCCGCTTGGAGCGCACGACGCCGACTGGGAGTGACGCAACCGGAGACGCTGAATTATTGGGAGTAGCATTGACATGGTAAGGCAAGCAGTAGCACTGTTTTTGCTTACGGTCGTTGCTTTTGCAGCGTTGAGATTTGAATATGACGAGCGCGAGGAACTTGCCTGTGGATCTTCCGCTGACATTGACAATCTTAGCGCGATTACTGTCAGCCTATGGTTCAGGGGTCTTGCCGACGCTGGTGAGAATGCGAGTGATTCCGTCATTCGC